CTACAAAGAGGGCAAACGGTGGCAGACGCTCCGCGGCCGGGTGGCGGCCTATCCGATCATCTTCGATTGGCTCGGCCTGGATGGCGTCTATGAGATCGGCCACCATGGCGACGTGCGCTGGGGCTTGTTTCAGATCGGACTTGAGGAAGCTCCGGATCGCGAAACGTTGCGCAATCTGATTGGCCTTGCCAACCTCTCGAAGCGCGCGTCGGCAGTGCTCGGCCGCATCCATAACGGCTATGACATCAGGCCGTTTCGGTTCGACCAGTCACGGTTCGACGATGCGATACTCGACGATTGGTCTGGCATCTATCTCGACGGGATCGCGCCGAAGCTGTCGTTCGGCAGTGTGTATGGTGGCGTTGTCGGGTTTGATATGAGCGTCCTGGGTGGCGCCACAGGATGGCTGGAAGGCACAGCACGGTTCGAGGAGGGTTTTATCCTCGACCGTTCTATGCTCGATAACGAGGTGCTTGAGCCGTCGGTGGTATCGATCCAGGCGGCTCTGCTCGGTGAAAGTATCGGTCTCGCGGACGACCAGATGATTCCGTGGCCAAACATGCGGTGGCCAGCCGTGACATGGGCGGAACTCGAAACCATCACAATCTATGGAGGCCCGGATGGCCCTGTTAGTTAATAGTGGCCGCGCAGGCTTGGCAGCCGCGCTCAAGGCGCGGCCGATGGCCTATGCGTGGGGCCGAGGCGCATCATGGTGGGGGCAGACCGAGGTCGAAACGAAGATCTTCGCGGGAGCGCCAGAGCGGATCACGCTGGATCATGCGCCAATTGCCTCACTGATCGTCAAGGATGTCGGCAGCGCGCAGACCTATGTGGATGGCAAGGATTTTACCTTCGACTCGAACACCGGGATCATTACCCGCGTGAACGGCGGTGCAATCCATCCGGGCGCCACGGTGGAAACACAGGCGGTGTTTGGCACGCCGCAAATGGGCTCGTCCGAGGTCGCGCTGGTCGATGAAGTCGGGCGCCGGAGCGCGGCCAGTGTTGAGTTTGTTGTTCCTGATCCGGACGGTGCGATCTACACGCCGGGCGGATCGCGCTGGACGATCTCGATCGAGGCGACGCGGTATCTCTATGTGAGCGTGCTTTTTGATTTTCTCGAGGCTGCTGACGAGACGATTCGTGAGGTCGGCATCTTCGTGGATGGCACTCGCAAGGCTGGCGTGCCGGAGGGGCAGCTGTATCTGACGCCCGACCAGGTCGATAGTCCAGGATACCTGATGCTGCTCGATCGATTTGCCGGCAAGACGCGCTCGCCGAGCGAGCGTCAAGGCTTCTCATACGTTCTGGTGATCTAATGACCGACGTTCGCGATAATCTGCCGTCCTATCAGAATACGTTCGACCCCAAGAAGGGGTTCCAGCGTATGGTGTATCATTATGATCGCTTTCACACGGCCAACGAAGCGAATGTAGAACAGGACATTGAGGCCAACCGCGTCAAGAAGATCGCCGATGTATTCTGGCGTGACGGCGCATTGGTATCTGGCGGCGCAATCGTGCTGGGGCCGATCGTCGACGATAAGGTTGAGGTTCGGCTGGATGCGGCCCTGGTCTATATCCGTGGCGCGGTGCATGACATCGAGGCGCGGACCTTTATGGTGTCGGCAATCGGGGCCGTCTTCGTCGGAGTCCGCCTGCGCACCTTCACGATGACCTACGAGGATGATCCGACGCTGAAGGGCATGGCGCCGGGCACGCGCGCCCAGGGCGAGCCTGGAGCGAGCGCGCTGGTGATGCTGGGGCGCTGGGGCTATGACGGTGACGGCGAGGACGGCGATTTCTTCCCGATTTACACGATCCGGGATGGCTCGCTTGAGACTGCGGCCGAGCCCGTCATGGATGACGCCTGGGCGAACCTCCTGGCCAAGTATGATAGAGAAGCGCACGGCGGCTATGTCGTGGAAGGGTTCAAGGTGCAGGCCCTCGGGCTCGATAACGGCAAGCAGGTCTTTACGATCTCGGAAGGGACGATCAACGTCTACGGTTACAAGCGCACAAGGCCGGCATCGTACCGCCTTCGGGTTGACGAAGATCCGGAGATCATGCTGCTCAACGACGAGCCTCATGCCGTTAATTCCGGGACCCAGACGATCGACGTTCGGTTCGGCCCGTTCTCTGAGATCGTCGAGTGCGCGATCATTGCCGAGAAGACCGTCATACTGACGCACGGTGCCTATTCCGGCTGTGCCGATGCGTTGCCAGATCCTACGGCGCTTTCGATCAGCGCGGTCTGGCAAGGCGCTGGCGCGAACATGGTGACATACAAGGCGGTCGCTGACTACAAACTGACCGGTGCCGCGATCGACTGGTCGCCGCTCGGCGATGAAATCGCGCCGGGCTCGACATATCAGGTGACCTATCGGTATATCACGGATGCGGTGCCGACGAATGTGCAGCGCACCAGCTTCGACATCGACGGCGCCGCGGATGGCACGGTGGCTTATGTCAAATACAAGGCCAAGCTTCCGCGGTACGACGCGATTGTGGTGGATCAGAACGGTGTCATCTCGTATCTCAAAGGCATCAGCTCGCTCTATGCGCCGCAGCCGTGCCAGGTCGCGCCGACGCTCGTAAAGTTGGCTGACGTGTACAATAATTGGGGTCTTGTACCCGACATCAGCCAAGTCGGCACAGTGCGCATGCCGTTTTCCGACCTGCGCAGCCTTGAGGGCATGGTTGGCGACCTCTACGCGCTGGTGGCCGAGGAACGGCTCCAGCGCGACGTTGATCGCAAGGAAGTCTCTTCCAAGCGCGGCGTGTTTGTTGATCCGCTGCTCAATGATGATATGCGCGATCAAGGGATTGAGCAGTCTGGCTCGATCTACGGCGGCTACCTCTGGTTGCCGATCATTCCGGCTGTCACGACACTGCCGGTGTCGGACACCTCTCTGTCCTACGCGCCAGAGAACGTCTTCGAGCAACGGCAAATCACGGGCGCGACGAAGATCAACCCCTATGCGGTGTTTGGGCCGCCGGCGACCGACGTCACGCTCGATCCGTCCGTCGACCTCTGGACCGACGTCGTGGATGTGTGGACGTCAATCTACACATCGCGTACCCTGTACGCCTATTTCGGAACGCACCGGCAGTACACGCTGCAGCTCACCACGCAGGATGTGAGCGAGCGTGTTGTGTCGCAATCCACGGAAGCGCAAGAAACGATCCGGCAGCGCTCGGTTGGCTTCACCATCAACCAGTGGGGCTACAACGAGGTCTTGAAGAAGGTCACGTTTGACGACATCGACGTGACGCCGGCTGGCGAGGTCCGGGCGGACGGCAATGGCACGCTGAAGTCGGCATTCGACATTCCAGGCGGTGTGCCCGTTGGCGTCAAGCATGTCTCTTTTGAAGGCGTCGGCGGATCGACGGCCAACGCGCTCTATACGGCCTATGGCTGGACTACCACCGTTCTAAATGAGCGGACGGTGGTCACGACATATTGGTACGAGTCCGACCCGCTCGCCCAGACGTTCCGTCTGCCGGAGCCGCGCCAGGCGCTTGGTGTGGACGTCAAGTTCACGACGATCGGCGATCGGACCAAGCCCGTTCGTATCCAGCTTCGGGAGGTCGAGCTCGGCATCCCGACCGAGCGCGTCGTGGCCGAGTCCATCATCAATATGCGGACCGTTACCGCGATTGATGTCCTGTCGGTCAGGCCACGCGTCGAGGCCGACTGGACCTATGCGCCATTCAGCATTCCGGTCACGCTTCGCGAGGATCGCAGCTACGCGATCACTGTGCTGACAGAGGATGTCAATCATTCGGTGGCGATCGCTGATCTCGGTGGTTTCGACCAGATCAACGGCTGGGTCACGAGCAACGCCTTTTCGGCTGGCACGTTCCTAGACGGTTCCGACGCGCGCACTTGGTTGCCGAAACCAGGTCGTTCGCTAGCGTTCCGGCTGCGGGTCGCGAAATTCGACACGGCGGTGCGCACGATTGAGGTCGGCGAGATTGACGTTGTCGATTGCTCCGACCTTCTTCCGTTGCTCGTTTTCGAGCGTCCGGAGAATACGGCCATCGAGGTCGAGTTTGAGGCTCCGAACGGCGACAAGTATGTGACAGGACCGAGCGTCGACGTGCAGCTTCCGACTGCGATCACGGGCAAGGTGATGGTGCGGATGCGGCTCACAGGCTCTTCAACGCTTTCTCCGCTTGTGCTGCCATATATGCAAGTTGTGGCTGGCTCGATCCAGCCTGAGGGCGACTACGTCACCCGTGCGTTTGAGGCTGGCCAGGACTCTAAGGTCCGCGTCATTGTCGATTGTTACCTGCCATCGACATCGTCGCTCGCGGTGCAGGTCCAGGCGGCCATCGCGGACGGGTTGCCTGTCTGGTCCGATCCTCCTGTGCTTGAGCAGGCAACGCCCCTCGGCGACGGTTGGGTCGAGCGGCAATATATGCTCGACCACGTCCACCTCGATATCTCCCGCGCCAGGCTTGCGCTGAAAGGCGGGCCGGGGGCGCGGCCGTCCATTCGCAATGTCCGTTGCGTCGCGGTGGCATCGACCACGGGGGACTGATAGATGCCGAACGATAAATCCGGTCGCGGCTACCCGCTGCCGCATCCCGACAATGTCGCGCGCGACGACGCGGCGCGCATTCGATCGGCCATTGGTCAGATCAGTGACGACCTGACCTTGTTTGAGGAGCGAGCCGAAAGCGCGAACGTTGCTGAAGCGACGGAAACTGCAAGCGGTGTCATTCGCCTTGCAACGTCGGATGAAGCAACCGCTGGGACGGTGGCCGATGCGGTCGTCAGCGTGAAACGTGCCAAGGATATGATCGCGGCGGCGATCACGGCGGCGCTGACCGCGGTTCAGCAAGTGATGGCTGAGCAGTTGGCCGACACGGAATCCGATATTGACCAGGCTATTGACGAACTCAGTTCATCGGTGGCGTCGGCGCTCGCTGGGGTTGTACGCTACGACAAGGCGCAGAGCCTCGCGGACGGTGAGAAGTCACGAGCTCTGTCAAATATCGGAGCACAGCCGTCGGGTGACTATCAACCAAAGGGCAATTACCAACCCGCAGGAAACTATCAGCCAGTTATTGGCTACGTTCCTGCCAACAGGGCGGGCGACGCCTTTGATGGGCACGTCTATAGTCCTGCCGGGCGTCTGTTGGGCACCAACGATTCAGTGATCATCAGCGTTCGCACCGTGTACGCTGGGGATCTCGGCGCTAATTACGCGGCATACATGACAGAACCGTTTGGTGCTACCGCGATGTGTAGTGGGTTTCAGATGACATATGTTCCGGTAGGTGATTACGGATATTACGCTTTTGGCGTCGCTCGTTTTAGGTACCTACAATATCAACTGGCTAACGGCATCTGGGTCAACTTTGTGGCGGCATGATCATGAAAACTACAAATCACGGAACGTGGTCGGCGTACACACCTGATCCACTGCCTTCCGGGTTCCCGAAAGGCACTCTATTCGCAAAGAGCGACGCATCCGGCCTGGATTGGTACGTTGCGCTCTACGGCAAAGAGCCCCTGTTTGGAAAGAACAGCGTTAAGATCACGGCTACAAAGGAGCCGGATGGCTCCTGGCGCACGCAGGCGTGCAACACGGATGCGACAAAGGTCTTTCCGCTCGATCAGCTTCTGATCGAGGTGACGGGATACACCGGTAGCGATCCGCAGGCGGATTTTGGCCAGAAGAGGTATGACGAAACGGCGAATGAGATCGCGGATTTTCTCGCACCTGCGCCGCCGGTCCCGACGTCTGCCACGAAGCTCGGTTTGCGCCGTGTCTTCGTCGAGATGGAGATATGGGATCAGGTAAAGGTGTTGATCGGCGCCAATTCCGATACTCAGGAAGAGTGGGACTTGGCGACGGAGATCAAACGGGCCGATCCGTTGGTGCGGGGGTTGATCGTCGCGTTGAAGCTCAGTCCAGCTGACGTGGATCATATCCTCATTCGCGCGCGCGAACTCGTTTCGTGAAGACGCGTCCACTTCACCAAATCGGATAATCGATTTTCACCTCCAACATAGGGAGACGCGCTTTCCGCGCGTGATGATGCATGACGACACCACGCTATGGTATGGTCTTCAACACGACCGACAATGACCCGCGTCCCGCGCAGCCGTCCGATCTGTCGGTGATTGGCCTCGTGCTGCCGTCCGATGACGCGGTGGCGGCGACGTTTCCGCTCAATGAGCCGATCGCCTTCGATTCTGGCGATATCCGGGTTCTGCCGGCTCTTGGCACCGGTGACCTTTACAAGGTTGTGAACACCATCGACAATCAGTTGGCCGACCTGCAGCGGTCCGCTCGCATCGTTGCGGTGCGGGTCAGCAAGGGCGCGACGATCGACGAGACCATCGCCAACATCGTCGGCGATCGGGCCAAGGGCACAGGCCTTTACGCGCTGCTCAAGGCCAGGACGGTGCTCGGCGTGGTGCCTCGGATGGTGGGTGCGCCCGGCTATACTGGCCACGGAAATATCGCAGTTGATGATGTGATCATCACCAATGGCGGCGAGGAATATACCCATGCCGACGTGGTGTTCGATCCGCCCGGCGCTGCCGGTGAGGCCATCATCAAGGACGGCATGATTACCGGCGTCAACATGACCGCGCCCGGCGATTATCCGCAAGGTACGGTATTGAAGGTGACGTTCGATGGTGACGGCAATGGGGCGGCGGCGAACGTCACCACGCAGCTGCTCGCCAACCCCATCTGTGCGGCACTGCCGGAGGTGCTCAATGTGCTTTTGGCTCACGCCGTTGTCGGTTCGCCCGGATCGAGCCAGCTGGATGCGCTGATGTGGAGGCAGACGCTCAGTGACCCCAGGCTGATCCCGGTCGATAACTGGCAGATCATCCAGATGCCAGGTGTGGCCGATGACGAATACCAGGACGGCGCGGCAGCCGTGCTTGGGCTGGCGGCGCGTGTGGACTTCAAGCATGGCGGCTTGCCATTCTGGTCGTTTTCGGGCCAGCCGATACAAGGCATTCTCGGGCTCAAACACAACTATACCTTCAGCTTGGTCGACGGTGCCACGCAGGGGCAGGAGCTCCTTGCCCAGAACATTGGCGTGACCGAGCGCGGCGAGCTCGGTGATGAGACCGCGATCTCCGCCTCCGGCTTCGTATTCGCAGGCCTCTGGAACGCTTCAACCGACCCGCTGCAGTGGTTCTACAATAAGCGGCGCGGCCGCGACTGGACGCATCTCGCGTTGATGAAGAGCATCCGCCTGCGGCTAGGCACCGAGAACGTCACGCCGCAGGGGGTGCAGGATGTCATCAATGACATGAACGCCATCGGATCCTATCTGATCAGCAAGAAGGCGGTGCTCGGCTTCAAGGTCAGCTTTAACGGCAACGACAACTCGCCGAACGAACTGCGGCAGGGCAACTTCGCGATCTCCTACAACCAGGAAGAACCGGCGCCAATCGCGCAGGTGACCATCAATTCAGGGCCGTACTACGAGGCGCTGACATACGAGCTTGGAACGCTGATCGCCCAGGCCGCGCAACTGCCCGCGCAATATCTCGGCGCGGCGAACGTCATCATCTGATCCGGCGTCGCGCCTAAAGGCGCAATCGCCACCGCGACTGGTGTGACGTCTTCGTCGTCACCAGCGCGCCAAACGCAACGAACAGCATCCAAGGAACACCAGAAATGGCAACCATTTATATTCGCGAACTGATGAACATCTTCGCCGGCGACACCGGCCAGGAGCGCTCGAAGCATTTGACGCTGGAAAGCCTCAAGTTGCCGGGCCTGGAGGAAAAAACCGCCGAGCACAATCCGGGCGGCGGCATCGGCGAAATCGAGATCGGATCGCTCGGCCTGAAGGCGCTCACCGTAGCTTTCAAATTGAAGGGCTCGGACCCGCAGACCATGAGCCTGTTTGGCATCAACGGCCGCGTGGCCATGCCCTATACGATCTATGGCGTAGTTCGCGACAAGCAGACCGGCGGTGCGATCGAGCTCAAGGCCATCGTCTACGGACGGCTGACCAAGCTCGAACAGAGCGAGTTCAAGCGCGGCGATATCGACGACCAGGATCATGAGATCAAGGAGATCACGCACTACGAGGTGTATTGGAACAAGGTTGAAAAGTTCTTCTATGATTTTTATGCCTCAACGTGGCGCGTTGACGGTATCGACCAGTTCGCCGCCGAGAGAGCGATCCTGCGCATCTCGTAACATTCGCGCGGGGCAACGTCCCGTGCACACCTGTCGATTTGAATCGTGGGAAACAAGAAATGACCAACACAAACGCTAATAGCGCCGTACCCGAAATCGTGTATCTCAAACCGCGCGTGACGATGGTCCCGCTGGAATGGCCGGTGAAGGTCGATGGCGTAGAGTATCGCGAGATCGGCTTGAAACGGATGAGCGTGAAGGAAGTTTCGGAATTCGTCGAGGCTATCAGTGGTGACAATGGTCGGTTTCCGATCTTTGTGGATGTGGCTGGAGAGCCCGTTTCGGAAGTCGTGCTGAACGTGCTTGCCGATGATGATATGCTCATGCTGACGGAGAAAATGCGCGATTTTTTGCCCCGCCGATTCCGCGTCGGTACCCCGGCCGCGAACCAGACTTCGGATCAATCGAGCCAGAGCGTCTCACCATCTTCGCCTGGCGCACCTACCGCGCCTATGTCGGCCACGTCATAGGCTGGTCGCTGACTGAGATCATGGCGTTGGACTGGAACGAATTCTGCGCCGATCTATTTGAGGCCATGGGTCTGGAAGGGCAGTTGAAATGAGCAATCTCACGTCCTCACTTACCGTCACGCTGAAGGATGATGTCACAAGGCCTGCGCGCAGTGCCGCGAAGGCGATGGAGGATGTGCGCAACAAGGCGAAGCAGATCGCCCAGCAGATGGGCAGCGTGCAGGGGCCCGAGAAGCTGGTACGGTCCCTGCAGAAGCTCGGGTTGGAGAAGAAGGATATCGAGGCGGTCGCGAACGCCTGGAAGAAGTATTCCCAGGACATGAAGCTTGCGGGCAACGCCGGCAATTGGACCAAAACGCAAGCTGCCGCTGTTCGCGAGTGGGAGAGCCAGACAATTCGCGCCTTGCGTGAGGTGAAGCGTGAGCGCGCTGCTTTTGACAGGGTGATGCGCAAGCCGGCCCCGGTGCCGGGTGGCGGCGCCCATGGTGGTCACAACAAGTGGACCGGTGGTCACGCGAGTCTCGCAGCCACGATCGGCGCAGGGGCCATCGGGCATGGGATGCTGCATCTGACGCGAGAGTCCTTGGTGAATGCCGCGGAGCGGCAACATGAAGTCGTGCAGATGATGCAGGCCGGCATGAAGGCGGATGAAATCGAGCGCGTGAAGGCAGAAGCGCTGAGGCTTGCCAAGACGACGCCGAATCTTGATCCGGCGACTTTGATGGAGTTGCACAAGGAGGCGCGTTCGGCCCTCCAGCATCCGGAGGAAGCCTTCGAGATGATGCCAGAGCTTGCCAAGGCGACATCGCGGCTCAAGGCCATGGGCTCGGAGAATGTTAACGTCGCCGATTTGGTGAAGGCCGCTGAATCCATGGGCATGATGGGATCGCCCGAGCGCTTTCACAAGTTCCTGGAAGGCCAGGTGAAGGCGATGTCGGTGATGGGCAAGACCATTGACACCGCGCAGATCTATGAGGCTGCGAAGTACTCGAAATCGGCTGGTGCGACGTTGTCGGATGAGTTCATCAATCTCGTGCTGCCAAGCCTGATCCAGGAGATGCATGGGTCATCCGCAGGTAATGCGCTGTCGATGATGACCAAGACGCTGCGCGGCGGGCTGCAGAACAAGATGACCGCTGTGAAGGTGATGGACAAACTTGGGCTTCTGCCTGAGCAGGACAAGTTCGTCAAAACAAAGACAGGTGCGATTCACGGCTACATGGGAAAGGTGAAGGGGGACGATCTTCTTGCGGCCGATCCCGGAAAGTGGATGACGGAGGTGTTCAAGCCAGCCGCTGTGAAGGCTGGATATACGACGCTATCCGACCAGATTAGGCTGCTCAACCAGATCCTGCCATCGACCGCCGCCAACCTAGGCCGCATCCTCTTGCAGCAGGAAGATACTCTCAAGGCACACAGGGAGTATTACACCGGAGCGGCCGGGCTTGATCAGGGTATGGAAAATCAGGCCGAAGACCCCAAGGTCGCTATGGAGGGGCTGAACACTTCGTTTCAGGCGCTGCTCGGCACGCTGTCGAGCCCGATGATGAAGACGGCGGCGACGAACATGACGTCATTTTCCAAGACGATGTCCGGGTGGTCGGAATCGTTTGCTGAATGGCAAAAGGCCAATCCGGAGCTGGGAAAGTTGGTTGGTGGCGGTGCTGTTGCGGCTGGCACCGTCGGCGGCGGCGCTCTCATGTACGGTGCGCTCGGTGGCCTCATGAATGGCTTTGGCCTCAAAGGCTCTGCACTGGCGTTGGATGGTTCTGCAACTGCATTGACGCGAGCCGCGGTGGCCCTCGGTGCCGGCGGAAAGTTGGGAGCGTTCCAAGGCGGTGAACTGCCGGGTGGGAAGCCGTCAGGGAAGCCTGGAGGTGGCAAGCTGTCGTTCGGTTGGAAGTTGCTCACGGGACTAAACTATTTGGGTTTCGGCTTGGAAGCTATTGATGACGTTGCAAACGGCACTCCTGAAAAGAGAATGGAGGAGCTGCGAAAGAATTGGGAGGCGTCCGATAAGCTGAACAAGAACATGGGAAATTGGGCCAATCAATATTTGCCGAGCTGGCTGCAATTCGATGAGAACGGCAATCGCCAGGGTCTCTTGGATAAATGGATCCATGGATCGAACGATCCAAAGGCGGTGGCGGAGCGCGCGGCAGCAGAGGCTGAGGAGCTGACCGCGATGGCGAAGATCAGAGGGCGGAATGGGCTCAGTGCCGCTCAAATGGCGAGGATCAGAGAGCAGGCCGAGCAACGCTTTATCGGTTGGAATGGGAGTGCGGGCATCCCGACCACCGGCTGGATGCCGGGAGGCAACGGGGCTGGCGCGGGCAATTCCTCGGGCGTTGATGCCGTGTCGGCCAAGGCTCAACAGGCCGGCCAGGATATCAACGCGCTCAATGTCACGGCGTCGCCGAAGGTGGACACCGCGGGGATTGATGCGGGGATCGAGAAGGCGCGCGAGCTACTGATGTTGCTATCATCGATCGGCGGCCAGATGTCAGGCCTGGCCGCCGGCATCAGGTTGCCGTCGGTCGGTAAGGCCATGCGCGGCAACTTCAGCACCGGCGACGTGCACGGAGCTGGCTGATGTTACTAACCGACAATTTCGAGGCGGCGTTCGATCCGCTCGATCCTCAGCTGAAGGCCTGCGACCGTCGAACTGTTGGCAACCTCGCTTTGCATGAAGCCAGCCATGTGTGTTCTCAGTGCTCGATTATCGGCCTTGAGATCGTGAATTTCGCTCAGGATTTCAGCCAGCTTGGTCTGCATCTGTTTGAGAGTCTCGTACATCAGTTCGTTCGTCACGTTCTCGGTCATCGTTCGTCCTTTGTGTTCACTCGAAGTGCCTCGTCGATCAAGCGGCGAACAGCCTCTGGGCGGGTGGGCAGATCGGGCTGCTGGCGTCGCCAGTCATCTAACGCCGTGATGCTGTCACGGGGCAACCGGACATTGACCGGTTCGGTATCAACCGGGGGGCGCCCCTTTTTTGGTTTATTAGCGCTAACATTTGACATGATGGTTTAATGGTGTCATAAATGATGCAGCCGCGCAAGATGCTGGAACATCTCACGCGATGGCACTGGCGACACCCCAGCCATCTGAACCGACCTGAAATTCTGAAATCCCGAGGTCCCCGCCGCGTTTTGCTGTTCGCGGCGGTGGGGC